CTACTTCGGGAGTTCTCTTTGACGTCACTGGAAACAGAGAGTTCCTGTGTTACACACTAGAAGATGAACAAAGAGATACAAAGATTGCTGGAGAGACTCGCGTACCCGCTGGAACTTATCGAATCACTTATCGAACAGAGGGTGGCTTCCATAAGAAGTACTCCCACCGCTTCCAAGATATTCATCGGGGTATGCTATGGGTTCGTGATGTTCCTGGCTTTGAGTACATTCTTATCCATTGCGGCAATGATGATGATGACACTAGCGGGTGCCTACTCTTGGGTAATTCACAAAGCGAGAATATTACACAAGACGGTTTTATAGGTGCATCTACCGGAGCCTATAAAAGAGTATACCCACGCATTGCAAAAGCAATACAGGAAGGAGAATGCGTAGAAATTACCTACACAGACTTTGACTCTATATAAACTTTCTTTATATTTGCTACAAACCAAGCAAAAATGGAAAAGAAAATTAAGTTTAAACCGCTCCGCGACTGGGTAATATTCCCTAGTCCACGCATTCAAGAAACTGACGCAGGTATTCAACTTTTCGGTGACGCACAAAAAGCTCTCGGTACCAATATCGTAGAGGTTTTAGCTTGTGGTCCGACTTGTGAGGTAGTTAAAGAAGGGGATACAGTGCTTGTGCACCCAGAATCCGCTGCTCTGATCATTCACCTGGATGACAAAGAGTACGCATGCGTAAATGAATTTCAAGTTGTAGGAGTTATCCCCAAACTTATATAACCGTGGACGGGACAGTAACAATCCCGTTAAAGGATTTTGACGAGTTAAGAAACTCTACCAAAGAGTCAGAAAAACTAAAACAGAAACTATCTCGAGCCGCTAAGGAAATCGAGGTGTTTTTGTCTTTTCTGTGTACTAGGGAGAACATACAAGTGTATGTAGACGAGTTCAATAACCAGTCTAGCCAAGCAACGATCCTAATCGTAGACGGGAGAGCAAAAGTACAGATAAATGAAAACGCTTAAGATACAAGTAAACACAACGCTTAAGTATCTGCAGGTGTTCAACGGAATACTTGAACTTACAGATAAAGAGCTGTTGGTTCTCTCTAGGTTCATTGATCTTTCTGACACAGTGAACCTCTGCTCAACAGAGAACAAAAAGGTAGTAGCCGATGATCTAGGGATAAAAGATTACAATACCCTAAATAACTATGTAAAAAAGCTGAAAGACAAGGGGGCTATCAAGAAAACAAAGGACGGATACAAACTGTCCCCAATACTAAAGCCACAGGACAAAGTGAACTTACAAATACTATACAGCAATGGGTAAATTATCAATTCGACAGATGCTCATCAACTTTAAAGATGAGGTCATTAGATACGCACGAGAAGGTGCACCCCACGTAACAGAAGAATCCTACGAGAACAGGCTGGCCACATGTGGTACATGTGAACATCTGGAAGGAATTAGGTGTGGGATGTGTGGGTGCGTTGTAGAGGAGAAAGCAAAGTGGGCTACAGCAGAGTGTCCCGATAACCGTTGGGACGATGAAAGAGAAAGTCATAATACAGAAGATAGCGAGTGAGCACAATTTACCACTACAAAAAGTAGAAGAAGCAGTCTACTTCCAGTTTAAATACGTGTCCGATGTGATGCGTCAAGGTAAGTTTGAATCTATTCGTCTCCCGTTTCTGGGTAAGTTTCACGTAAACCCAGGTAGATTAAGATATCTCAATGAAAGACCTGATAACAGTTAACGGAAATAAGGTAATACCCTCACCGTACGCACTGACTATCCCAGAGTTTAAGACACTGAAGATAGAAGAGCTATCAGCTGTATACTTTTTTGTGGATCATCGCTCCCCATACAGTGTATACGAAGAACAAGACCGGTGGGATAATATAAAAGAACTGTTAAAGGTAAGCGCAAGTCCTAAAGTTAGTGCGGCAATAGACAAATACAGAGAGCTATCAGAGTCCTCAGCAATAAAACTGCTAAAAGCAGCACGAGAGTCTGTCACAAAGTTGGAGAAATACTTCAAAGAAGTGGATCTCACCATGATGGACGACAACGGTAAACCCATATTCCACGCCAAAGACCTCATCTCTAACCTATCCAATATGGGTAAGGTAGTCAACGGACTTGAAGAACTAGAAGAGATGGTTAAAAAGCAGCAGCAAAAAGACAACCCCAACAGGGGTGGGGTAGTGACAAACAAGTACTCTCAGTAATGTTCAAGGACACGAAAAGATTCTCCCCAGCTGCTGCAGCATTCCTAGAACAGGGCTATTATACTGATGCCCTTGAAGGAACAAAGGAGTTCTATGACTTCTGGGACAAGGAAAGAAACAGATGTCTGTACGGATTTGAGGTAGACGGCATACGGATCACAGGATATCACTACTTCTACTTAAACTACTGCCCAATTGACCGTGCAATTGACGAAGTTCTACCTGATGGGACAGTTCAGGCCCGCAGAGAACGAACATTCCCTGCATTCTACGACGGAGACTACGAATACTACCACGCAGTAGACCGATGCCGCAAAGAAAATAAGCATATGTCTGTGCTAAAAGCTAGACGTAAGGGATATTCCTACAAAGCCGGGTCAATGCTGGCCCGAAACTACTTTCACATCCGTAACTCTAAGAACTTCGTGTTTGCAGAGCAGAAAGAATACCTAACTGGGGACGGATTGCTTAGTAAAACCTGGGATTTTATCTCATTCGTAGACGATAACACAGCATGGACACAGCCTCGCCTGATCGACAAGGAAATGCACAAGCAGGCTGGGTACAAAAAGCGAGTTAATGGAACTGACGTAGCACTAGGAATGAAATCCCAGATTATTGGGGTATCACTCAAAGACAATCCACACAAAGTCAGGGGTAAAGCGGGGGAACTTATCTTCTTTGAGGAGGCAGGCTCGTTCTCAGGGCTGTTAACTGCGTGGGAGATAGCTATGCCTACTATGAAACAGGGTTCTAAGACCCTTGGTACTATGATTGCCTTCGGTACAGGTGGTGAAGAAGGGCATGGGTTTGAGTCATTGGAGGAATTGTTCTACCACCCAGAAGCATACAACTGCCTAGCATTTGACAACGAATGGGATGCAGGAGCTATGGGAACTACATGCGGATACTTCGTCCCTATCTACCAAAACCTAGATGGATTCATGGATGATGATGGGAATTCCATGGTACAAGACGCTAAAGACTTTGAAGAGGCGGCTAGAGAAAACAAAAAGAAAGCAAATGACGCAAAAGCACTTGATCAGTACACAGCTGAGCACCCCTTCACCCCACAAGAAGCGACGCTACAGACAACAATTAACGTATTCGATGTCACGTCGCTCAAGGAACAATACAATAGGGTTAAAGCACACAATCTTGAGAAAGAAGGCACAGCTGGAGTACTATTCTACAAGGCCGAGGAGATTGACTTCCGTCCTGATCCATCTATCAAGCCAATCACTAAGTTCCCCCACAGGAAGGATGATGACCTAACCGGGGGTGTGGTGATCTACCAAAATCCTTGGAAGACACAAGAGGGGAATATCCCACACAATCTGTATGTTATTTGCCATGACCCGTACGCGCAGAGTAAGTCTACAACTAACCAATCGCTTGGTGCTGCATATGTAATCAAAAGGCCTAACAATCTATCTAAACCAGACGATATAATAGTAGCTAGCTACATAGGCAGGCCGCAGACGCAGGATGAATACAACAGAAACCTATTCATGCTAGCTGACTACTACAACGCAAAGATTGGGTTTGAGAACGACCGGGGTGAACTCATAGCGTATGCTAAGCGTTACCGCAAGCTGCACAAACTGCAGGAGGAGTTTGAGATGCTAGATAAAAAAGAACTGCGAAGCAGAAACGTCAGACGCCAGTACGGAATGCACATGACCGAGCAACGCAAGCGTCAGGGAGAGCTTTATATAAGAGACTGGTTAATATCACCAAGAAGTTCAGATGAAGATGGAAATATAAGGCTTAACTTGCATGAGATTTATGACGTTGGATTATTGCAGGAATTAATTAAATTTAACCACAGGGGCAACTTCGACCGAGTAATGGCATTTATGGTGGGAATGTACCACACTAGAGAGCTATACAATAAAGAAGTCGTAGAAACAATCAACGATATGTCTCAAAACGAATGGTTCGATCGCAACTATCAATAAATTTTATACATTTACACGAATGTACGGAGCAGCAAAAATACCGCAGCAAAGACTACCATTAAGCAAGAAGACTAAGAAGTGGAGAGAGGAGTGTGTAGATGCTTTTATCAATATATCTAAGTTTGGACTTAGTGAAAGACGTAGTAATCTGAAAGCCTTATATGACTACTACAACGGAGAAGTAGACGAAACTGACTACAGATATGTAATCAAACCATACGGAAAGAGTCGAGAGAACTTCCCATCCAAGCTTAGGAACTACCCCATCATCAAGCCGATCATCGATCTGCTTCTGGGAGAAAAGTCCAAGCGGCCTATTAACTATACTGTAACTGTAAAGAATGCAGATAGTGTAAGTCTGAAAGAGCAAGCTAAGACTCAACAGATACGTAAAGCAGTTGAGTCTATGTTCCTTCAAGAGATTGCAGAGCCCAAAGACCTGCAAACTCAACAGATACAAGAGCAACAGCCAATGCTACCTAAGCAAGTGGCTGAGCAGTTTGAGCGCACATATGTAGACGATCGTGCCATTAAAGGGCAGGCAGCGATTAACTACATCATGTACGAGCAGGAAATGTACGATAAGTTCCAGAAACAGTTCTTTCACTTTCTGGTATCTGGAGAAACGTACTCGCACAAAGGTGTGCGGCGCTCTGAGCCGTTCTATGACGTAGTAAATCCTATTGATATTGACTTTGACAAAGACCCTGATGTGGAGTTTGTTGAGGACGGAGACTGGGCAATAGTAAGACGTTACTCGCACGCAGCCACTGTCATCGATCACTTTGGGGAATATCTCACAGAGCAACAATGCTTAGAGTTAGAAGACCCAAAACACCAGTCAGTAGATACATACTTGCTTTATCGCTCTGAGGCTACGGGTTCTGACGACAATGTCTACAGAAACAGACTTGTTGAAGTAGTTACTGTGTACTGGAAGAGCCGTAAACGTATAGGGTTTGTGTCTTATCAAGACAATCAAACCGGGATGATAGAAGAGTTCGAAGTAGAGGAAGGGTACAAGCTCTCTGCTGAGATGAAAGAAATGGGAGCCAAGATCAAGTATGAATGGGTCAACGAAGTATGGGAAGGAACTAAGATTGACGGTAGGTTCTACGTCAAGATGTCTCCTATCGCTAACCAACGAACTTCTATAGATAACCCATCTGTATGCAAACTCCCTATTAATGGCTTCAAATACTCAGACATCAACTCAAGCAATATTTCGTTGGTGTCATTGGGTATCCCATTCCAGATTAACTACAACATCTTCAAGTACCGCATGGAGCTTGCGATTGCACGTAGTAAAGACATCATCGCACAGTTTGACATCAACATGATCCCGAAGAAATGGGATCTGGATAAGTTCATGTACTACGTTGAGGGCACAGGTATCGCATGGGTTGACTACAACAAAGAAGGAATACAACTCTCACCGCAACACCAGTCTGTATTGGACATGTCTATCAAGACAATAGAACAATATGTTCTGCTGCTTGAGACTACGATGCAGGAATGGGAAAAAATCTCCGGAGTCAATAGACAGAGACAAG